TGGTTTTAAAAATGGAATGATGAGTCCACAGATGTCGGACTACATAAATAATTATTCTGATCAAATGACATTTGAAGAGTATCTACAAATGACAGTTAAAAGAAAAAACAGCGCAGGCGGCGGTTTAAATTATTTGATGGGGATGTAATGAAGATAGCCGATTATAATCAAATGATGGCTTATCTAACTAGACCAGAGCCTTTACCTCAACCCAAGCCACAAGAACTTTTAGATATTCAAGAAGACAATAGAAAAGGCAGACTACTAGAGTCATTAAATAAAATAGGTGGTCGTCTTGAAGACACATCTTTAGATTTTATTAAAAGAAATGAAATGGCTATAGGTGGCGGCCTTATACAAGGAGAAGATCTAGGAACAAGAGAAGGTTTTAGAAGACCAGATGATAGAAAGTCTACTAGAGTTCCAGGCGAAAAACATATTTTTAAACGAACTAGTGAAGCAGCAGGCACAACACAGTATCAAATTGAAATCCCATATACAGATCCAAAATTATTAAAAAAATTTGGTTATGATGTTCCAAGAGGTAAATACCTTAAGAAATATACAGAATCTTTTAACACACTAAAAGAAGCTATAGCTTTTAGAGATAAAGTTGCTTATCCAGAGCTTGCTAAACAGATAGGTGTAGATGTTGATTATTTTAAAGAACCAAGTAAATCAAAATCATTTGCACGTAACGTTCAAGAGTTTTTACCTAAAAACAAAAAAGGATATATCACTGCATCACAACTAGCTACAGAGTTAGGTGAACCAGAAAAGTTTGTAACTAAAGCAGGAGTTGGCCGCGACAGTTCTTACATCAAAGCTATAAAAAAATTATTAGATCAAACAGATGCAGGTCAATTTGGTTTTAAAGGAACACCTGGTCAACCTTTTTATGTGTATAAAAAACCTACACCAAAAGAGATAGAACTTTTAAAAAAATATAAAACAAACCAAGGTTCTCAACTAGCGACAGGCACAGGTTATAACATGGTAACTCCTGATGTTGCTGAGAGAATTAAAATTTTAAATAAAAGTAATTTTTTTAAAAATCTTATGAATAGTAAAAAACCTATTACTACAGAGATGATTTTAGATGAAGGCTCAAATTTAAATAAATTTTTATCAAAGAACAATATGAATCTTAATCAATTTTTAAGAGCCTCTTTAAGATATGGTGAAGCTTTGAAAGGAGATTTTTTAATTAATGTAACAGATCCAATTTTAAGTAATCAAACTATTAAATTAAATAAAAAACTTGCAAATAATATTTATGAAACATTTCAAGAATCTATAACAGGAAAAAAAGGAGATAAGATTAGATCTGCTGTTTATAAAGCTGCAATGGCAGATATAAGTGATCAATTAGCACAAGAGACTACTACCTTTAGCAATTACAAAACTTATCTACGTAACAGAGCTAATAAAATACTTGGTGAAGGTAAAACTAAAAAGAAAGGTTTTGGAATAGACATCGATGAAATTGTTGGTGTATCATCAAGTGCTAGAAACAAAACAGCTCCGTACGCTGTATTCAGTAGATTTATAGATGCATCTTTAAATCAAAATAAATTATCTGGTTTTCAAAAAGCGTTAAGTGAGAGAACAGATAAGTTAAGAACAGCGATAGCTAAATATGGACCAGAATCAAAACAAGCAAAAGATATAGTTAAAAATTTTGATATACAAATTTACAAACCATATATAGCAGACTTAAAAGCTATGGGTGTTAAGAATGTTGGCTTACCTAAATTAACTTTATCAGGGCCAACTTCAAAAACTTTAGGAGGAGGCACAGGAAGAATAGCTGAATTAAAAGCACAAGGTCTAGACTTTGATGAGTTTTTCAAGAAAGAAAAATTTGGATACGTTATGCCTAAAGGTGTTTTAACACAAAAAGAATTACTTAGTTTATCACAAGGAAATTTTAAAACTTTATTGAATGATGTCAAAAAAATTGGATGCCCTGTTGGCAAAGCAGATGGAGGACGTGTTGAATTTTCAGAAGGATTAGATTGTTTTAACAAAGGCGTTAAAGCAATTAACACAGGTAATATTCCAGAAGGCGCTGCAAAAAGAAATTTTATTAGTTTTGCAAACAAAGCCGCAGCAATAGGTAAACAAGTCGGCAAAGGACTTAGAGTAATTACTAAGTTTGGTGTTGCACCAGAGGCGGTTATTATTGGAGTAGATACTCTACTTAGAGCTGGTTCAGGCGCTACATTTGATGAAGCTTTTAAAAAAGCTTCTGCTATTTACAGGACAGATGATTCTTACGAAAAAGCAAATGAACTTGAGGTAAGAAGAATAGATCCTACTAATGCAGATGTAATTTTAAATCTTAGAAACTTTAGGAATGAACAAGCAAAACTTAGTAGTTTAGAACAAGCAAAAGCAGCTGATCTAACTTTAGCAGGAGATGAGTTTGGTGACTATAATATTGGTATGACTGAAGAAGAGATAGAAAAATTATACGCACCACAACTACAAGAACAAGAAAATAATTTATTTAACGCTACTATCTCTGATGCAGAACAGCGTGCAGGATTAGCAAAAGAAGCAGAGTTTGAAGACAAAAGAGGTGTGTTAGATAAACAATCTCCAGTAGGTGCTTATCTTGATTATTTAGGAGAGAGACCTGGTTTCAAACAAGCTGTAGATCTTTTTGCTACAGATGTTGTAAGAGAGCCAGATGTTGGAACGCAAGCACTATCTAATGTATTTAGAGACCAAGGAGTTTCTGAACAAAACATACTTGCTTTTGAAAAAGGAGCCGAAAAAAATCCAGATAAAGCACGTGAACTACTTGAATATTTTAAATCATTAGATGCTAAACCATTACCTGAAGGCACGGTAAGAACAGACAGAAGTATAGCTGATGAAGAGAGAGAAATATTATTTGATTTAGCTAAAACAGATACTGCATTAGCAGAAAGACTTGGTGGAGCAAACATGACATTTTTTGGTGAACCAATTAATACAACAGATCTACAAGATGAAATGAATTTAGATAGAGGTATCTATGCTCTTGGAGGCAGAATAGGTTTCAAAGACGGACCAAAAAATCCAGGTCGAAGAACATTTATAAAAGGTATGGGCATACTTGCTGCATTACCTTTTGTCGGTAAATTTATAAAACCAGCAGCACCTATAGTTCAAAAACTTGCAAACACTCCTACTGTTATGCCGGAATGGTTTCCAAACTTTGTTGAAAAATTCATGAGAAATTCTATTGGTAAAAAAATAGACGCAGATCTTATGGAATTTAAAAATCCTGATTTACCTAATATAAAAGTAACTAGATCTGATGATGGTAGAGTATATGTAGAAGGTAAAAATGAATATAACGAAGCATATCAGATAGAATACGAACCACCAGGATATGAAGTTATAGATGAAGCCACAGGTAAAGCTGTGAAAACACCTGGAAACTTTGAAGCTGTAGAAGGAAGACATGTTGCATTGGGCCCAGAAGATTATGACGTAGATCCTTTTTATGCAGACGATTTAGATGAACTTGCATCTGGTGATATTGCAGACATGGAAAAATATTCAACAGGTAAAGTAAGTGGAATAGTAGATGATGCTTTTGGTGAAAGTTCAGGATTGAAAAAAGGTGAATACGATGCAGCACAAGCTCAAGGCCAAGCAGAAAATCAAGCAGATATATTGAAAGATGAGGGCTTCGATGAAATTGACTAAAACCGTACCCCCTAAAAGAGGACCACAGCCGAAGGGCTTGCTTATTAATTATAATACTGTTAAACCTGTGAAACTGGAGAAAATAAATGGCAGACATAGACAAGTCTCTACCAAACGTAGAGCAAAAAATAAAAGTCCCATCACCTGAAGAGATTGAAGTTGCTCAAGAAGAAGAGCAAAAACAAGTTGATGAACAAGGGGATCCTGTAGAAATTACAGAGAACGAAGATGGCTCAGTAGATATTAATTACGATCCTTCCATAGGATCTGTTGAAGGTGGCCAAGAGCATTATGCTAATTTAGCAGAACATTTACCAGATGATATTCTTGGGAGACTTGGCACAACCCTTTATCAAAATTATCAAGATTATAAAAATTCTAGAAAAGACTGGGAGAGAGGTTACAGAGAAGGTTTAGATTTATTAGGTTTTAAATACGACAACAGAACAGAACCTTTTCAAGGTGCATCAGGTGCAACTCATCCAGTATTAGCTGAAGCTGTCACACAGTTTCAAGCATTGGCTTACAAAGAATTATTACCAGCAGAAGGCCCAGTTAGAACACAAATTTTAGGAGTACCAACTCCAGAAAAAGAACAACAATCTCAAAGAGTAAAAGATTTCATGAACTATCAGATCATGGAAAAGATGAAAGATTATGAACCAGATTTTGATTCATTATTATTTCATTTACCACTAGCAGGTTCTGCTTTTAAAAAAGTCTATTACGACGAAGCAACATCAATGGCTTGCTCTAAATTTGTTCCCGCAGATGATTTGATTGTTCCGTATACAGCTACCTCATTAGATGATGCGGAGTCGATCATTCATCGGGTTCAAATATCAGAAAACGAATTAAGAAAACAACAAGTCGGTGGTTTCTATAGAGATGTAGATTTAAAACCAGGCCCAGTTAATGAAACTGAAGTTGAGAAAAAAGAAAGAGAGCTTGAAGGTGCAAGCAAGGGAAGAGATGAAGATGTATTTAATTTATTAGAGTGTCATGTCAATTTAGATTTAGAAGGATTTGAAGACATGGGAGAAGATGGTGAGCCAACAGGAATTAAACTTCCTTATGTTGTGACACTTGAAGAAAACTCTAGAGAAGTTTTATCAATCAAAAGAAATTATGAAATAGGTGATGCTCTAAGAAAAAAGATAGATTATTTTGTACATTTTAAATTTTTACCAGGACTTGGTTTTTATGGTTTTGGTTTAATACACATGATTGGTGGATTATCAAGAACAGCTACAGCTGCATTACGACAACTATTAGACGCAGGAACATTATCTAATTTACCTGCGGGATTTAAACAAAGAGGTATTAGAATTAGAGATGACGCTCAAAGCATTCAACCAGGAGAATTTAGAGATGTGGATGCACCAGGAGGAAACATCAGAGATTCATTTATGATGTTACCATTTAAAGAGCCGTCACAAACTCTCTTACAACTTATGGGCGTCGTAGTACAAGCAGGTCAAAGATTCGCTTCAATAGCAGACTTGCAAGTAGGTGAGGGTAATCAACAAGCGGCAGTGGGTACGACAGTAGCCTTGTTGGAAAGAGGAAGCAGAACAATGTCAGCTATTCACAAAAGAATTTATGCAGCCCTAAAACAAGAATTTAAATTAATGGCAAGAGTTTTAAAGTTATATCTACCTCAAGAATATCCTTACGATGTTGTTGGCGGTCAAAGAATGATTAAACAATCTGACTTTGATGACAGAGTAGATATATTGCCGGTTGCAGATCCAAATATATTTTCTCAGACACAGCGTATTTCCCTCGCACAGTCGGAACTGCAGCTGGCAACATCCAACCCACAAATACATAATCTGTATGAAGCGTATAGAAATATGTATGAAGCATTAGGTGTAAAAGACATAGATAAACTTTTAAAACCAAAAGCAATTCCCACACCGAAGGACCCAGCGCTAGAACATATTGATGCTCTCGCTGGGAAACCATTCCAAGCTTTCCCTGGTCAAGATCACAGAGCGCATATAACTTCTCATTTAAATTTTATGGCAACTAATATGGCCAGAAACAATCCTATGATTATGGCTGCGTTAGAGAAAAATTGTTTTGAACATATTTCTTTAATGGCACAAGAACAAGTTGAAGTAGAATTTAGACAAGAAATGCAACAAATTATGGCGATGAGACAAAATCCTCAAGCAATGCAAAATCCACAAATGCAAACGCAATTAAAAATGATGGCAGAAAAGATTGAAGCAAGAAAAGCTCAACTAATTGCTGACATGATGGAAGAATTTATGAAGGAAGAGAAGAAAATTACATCTCAATTTGATAATGATCCTATTGCTAAGTTAAGAGCAAGAGAATTAGATCTTCAAGCACAAGAAAACGCTAGAAAAAAACAAGAAGGAGAAGAGAGATTAAACCTTGATAAGATGAGAGCAATGATGAATCAAGAGAATCAAGACGAAAAACTTGAACAAAATGAAGATTTAGCAAAATTAAGAGCTAATACATCGATCGAAAAGACAATTTTATCAAAAACTTTACCAAGTGCTAAAGATATGGGCCCTAGCA